TCCCGGGCACCGGCAGCGCCACGACCTCGGCCATTGGCTTGTCAGACATTGCGCACCGCCACCCACTGAATGCCCACAGAGTTAGGGTCGCCGCCTCGCCAATGGGCCGGCGGTCGGTCGTAGTACCAAGTCAAGCGGTCCCACCCCGGCTTTCTGATCAACGCCTTGACCTCGCGCCACTTTGTGCAGTCGCCCAGCATTTCTGCCACCGACGATGCCACCAGCGGGCATCGCCAAACTCCTTCGTCGTCTTGTGTGGCGTATTGCCAACTGCGAATCCTGGCTGAGACGACGTCCTCGATCTGCTGGCGCAATTCTTGCTCTGGGTCCATGCTTGGTGTTTCCGCCGGCAACTCCAACTGGTCTTGCGTGTCGCCACTGAGAAGCAGGTGAAGCTTCAGCATTTCTAGCTTCAGCTCGTCAATCTGCTTCTGCATTCGCGGGACGGTTGCGGCAAGCGTCGAGATCGTCCCTGCCAAGTTGTCGAAATCCATCATCGTTCTCCCTTCGATGATTAGTCGTCGTACTCCCAAAGAGTCGACTTTTCTTTTCCGAAATGCTTGTCCACCCGGTCCTGCTCGAACTGCAGCTCTTGCTGCCATTCGTCGCCCTTCAACCAGTAACGCCAGCCCGGGCACGGGCATGGCGTATCAGGTGGGTGGCAGGCGCAGGTTCCTGGCGTAAGCGTCTGAGCCCCCGGCCCCGCGTGGATGCGGTCGGGGTGCCCACAGTGCGGGCACTTCATTCTCTCCCCTTTCGTACTGCTGGCGGCAGGTTACAGCCTCACGCGGACCCACAACCCCACGCGGACCAACCGAACCGCTGCGCGACGATGTGCGCGACTGCGATCTGCTCAGCCTTGGTAGCGCCCTCGGACGGCCAGCGGTAGCCGGTGACGGCCTGCCCAATGCCGTAGGTGCGCCGGTACATGCCCATGCCGCCGATGTAGGTGCCGTGGGGGTAGTGCTGCCAATTGGCTCCGGTTTCGCACACTGCCACGCGCTCGGCCTTGCGCCACTGCGCGGTGCCAATGCGCCGGCGGATTTCAGCCTCGGACGGCTTGGGGGGCCATGCCATGCGGTCCCGCTTTGCCTGCTTGATGCACTCTGACTTGGCTTTGCCCTGGTGGGCTTGGCACGGTGCTGCGTCTGCCTCGATGGACCCGACCAGCAGCAATGCTGCAATCAGGAATCCCCAGGCGGCGATTGAACGTTGGATGATGCCTTCTCCCCATTTGCTGAAACGGACTGCCATGAGCGCAGCACGCCCAGCAGGGCCGTGAGAGCTGCGCTAATGGCGGCAAGCGTCACGCTCGGGTTCCCTTCCACGAACGTATCGACGAAAGCGACCATAACCACAACAGCGGCGGTCAGGATTGCGATTGTCGACGGTCCTACCTTCGGGATCACTCGGGCTTCTCCTGCTTCTCGTCGTAGTCGGTGGGCTCGGCCGGCGGCGGCTCGATCACGACAGTGCTGGGCGGGACGATCTCAGGCGGCATGGCTCACGCTTCCTTGTAGGACTTCTTCCACGGGCGGGCCGTGGCCTTGTGCTTCTCGCTCCACTTCTTCATCTGCTCATCCCGCGTCTGCTTGCCAGTGTTGTGAAGCCACGGGCCGAACGTCCAGCGGTTCCACGTTCCCTCGGGGCCAGCGCGGAAGGCGTACTTGCTGTTGGCCTGCACCCTGACGGCTTGAGTCCAGTACGTGGGATTGGCCGCGGCAAACTTTCGCAGCTGCTGATCGCGTGCTTGGGGTGTCGGCCAGCCGCCGTAAACCTTCACGCTGGTGTCGTCGAACCCGTAGCCGTCGACCACGGCCGCAGGCCCGGGGTTGCCGACACCAGGAATGCTGATCACCTGCCAGCCGTCTGACCACGCCCGGGTAAGGCTCCTGACGCCATTGCTGGCGTTGCCTTCGATGGTCTGAAAGGTGCCGTCCTTGTTCAGCGCGTTGACAAACCCGACATGCAGGCCGTCAATGATGAACAGATCACCCGGCTTGGTGTTCTTGCCATGGGATCCGTACCAGCCTTTGCGGCGAGCTCGAGCGACCATCTCGGCCGTAGACGGATGCACGACGGCCTTGGCGTCCTTCTTGTATTGCGCCGAGGCTTCGGACTTGTCGATCACATACCCGACGAAACACGCGCACCAGGGCACCCCGAGCAGGCCGTACATCTCTTGACACTCGTCGACAATCGGATCGCCGGAACGGTTTGGTTTGGCACCCTCCTGCGCCCCAAGGTAGTGCCCTGCCTTCCGTAGCGTTGCCTGCCCGTTGCTGATCACGACGTCCCCTAAGTGTTGTTGATGATGCCGACTGCCACGCCGGTGATTGCGCCGCCGGCCAGAAGCCAGACGACGCGGCTGGTTGCCGCTGCGCCTTGCAGACGCGCACGCCAGAGCTCGATTTCAAAGACGCGTCCCTCAAGCTTGCCCAGGCGGTGATTCGCTTCGCGCTGAAGATTCTCCACGGTCGCCACCGCATCACGCAATTCGCGTATGTCCTGGCGGATAGTGGTTGCATCCTCCGGACTCATGCTTCACCTATGTCCTCAATGAGGATGAACGACGGGTTCGTAGAGCTGGCGTCAAAGGTGTTGCTGGCCCCGGCGGAAAAAGCGCCCTGCAACTTGATGGTGCGCGAACCGCCCGTGAGCGTCGTGATGTAGCTCACGCAAAACTGCATACGGTCGCCCGGGCCGGGGTTTGCAAACAGGGTGTTGCCAAAAACCCGCTGGGCCGTGCCGTCAACCGCAATGCGAAAGTCAATGTCCTGGGCAGCGCCGTGATTGCTGTTCATCAACGTCGCGCCGGTGATCCGGTAGTACCTAGTCGCGTTGGCCGTGAACGTGACTGAGCATCCAGTTATGTCCGACGTGCCGGTGTTCACTGTGACCGTTGACGTCCTTTCAGCGTAAGCGACGATGCCCCACGGCAGGCGGTTCATCTGAGCGGCCGTAAGAATCGCGCCGGAGGTAAACGTGGTGTTGGGGTTGATTGACATACGTGCTCCTTAGAACGCCAAGAGGTTTGTGTCGAGCTTGCCCAGCGGGTCGGCGTCTAGTGTCAAGTATGCGTTGCCGTCCGTGCTTTCAAAAGTAAAGCGTATGACATGGCTGCCCGGTGAAATCTCATGCGACACGCCCGAGGTTATGAGCGTTTGCGTCACGTGCGCGGGGTTGCCCGTGTCAAAGGTCTTACCCACGGCCACAATGTCTGTGAGGTCAACACCTAGGCACGCCTCTTGATCTGCTTGGGACAGTGCGGCCAGCTGCGTCCCGATGCCAGTAAAACGCACCTGGGGATTCTTGTAGCGGCCAAGCAGGTAGTTGCCGAGCCCCGCTACCTCTGCTGTCGTGCTGTTCAACAAGTCCAGTTTGGAATAAGTCTGCGATTGGTACAGGGCGATTGAATTGACGTCTGAAGCAATCTGTACCGCGCCCGCTGGCGACTGCGTTTGCACATAGTTGAACAGCAGCTCATCGCCGTAGGCGTTAGTAAGGCTCTGATACCGGATCCCGGTGCCGTCGTCGTTGAAGTCAAGGACCGGCACGGGGTTGAGCGCGTCAGCTCTGCTTCTAAATGTCAAGGTGCCGCCAGACGCCATGAACAAATAGCCTTGCTCTGATGCGCTCACGTTTTGCAGGTACTGCAATACGTTTCCGCCGGCCTCAATGAGGTAAGCGCCCAACGTGCTGCTACCCGTTGAGATAGCCCTAGCGCCTTGGTAACTCACTTCTGGACGGGCAAGCACGGCGTTTACGCGGGCGCCAGATGATTGGGCCGTCGGCGTCCATTCGTCAAAGCTTTGGTTGGCAAAGACGGTAAAGGCGTCTGAACATTGCACGGAAGTCTTGTTTGCAGACGTCGTGAACCCATAGTCAAGATCCCAATCAGTGACTAGGCCGCTGTAAATGGGAATGCCGTTCGCCGAAATAATGATCGGGTTTCTCGGTCCCACAAACGGGTAATACGGTGACGCATCGTTCAGCGGGTCAAAGATGCGCGTCGGGTCGTCAAACACGATCGTGGCCGTGCCGGCGTTGAACTGCTCGGTTTCCCGGTTTCGTCCCCTGGTAATCGTCACCCTTTCGCCCATGCTGGTGACGTCGACCAGCTGCGTGCCGCCTAGCGTGCCGGTGTTGAGCAGGCCCAACGTCGCGCTGTCCAACTGGAACGGCGTTCCAAAGTTGGCCGTCTGCTCAAAGCCCACAAGGATCTGGAGGGTCGGCGCACTCATGCTGGGGCGAACACCGGGCCGCTACGCCGCTGCGCCCTTTGGATTGCCTCAATGATCTGCTGGCCGATCTGGTCAGGGTTGGCCACGAGCCCCGCTTGCACGTTGATCGTCATGCCCATACCCATCCCGGCGTTACGGCCACTAAGCGGGATGACGGCCTCAGGGCCAGCCTCACCAATCAGGGCCAGCGTGGGCTGGGTGACGATGCCGCCCTTGGCCAGCTTTTTGATTTCCGGAATGTTGGGAATGTCATCGAACGGGTTGACCTTGTTGATCCCGCCAATGGCCTTGTTGATCGCCCTCACGCCAACGTTTAGCGCGTCAATGACGGTGTTGATAGCGCCCTTGACGATGTTGCCCAAAGCAGTCGCGCCGGCCTCAAGCCCGTCGCCGATGTAACCGATGATCTTGGAGCCGATTTCCTTGATGTCCTTGGCGATTCCGACGACTTTGGTGACGAGGGCAGCAGCAAAGCCGTCGATCTTCTCCCAAATCGCAGTCGACAGACTGGTGACGCCATTGACAATGTAGGTAATGACTCGACTGCCAATGTTTCCAAGCCCTTCGACCCAATCCTTGATCTTGAGAATGAGCGCAGCTGGCAGAAGGCTGATTTTGTCCCACACCTTTGTTGCCAGGTCGCTTACGCCACTGGCAATGCCGGTGACAATGGACTTGCCAATGTCGACCACAGCAGTGGCGATTTTCAGCGGGAAGGCGAGCAACGTTTCCTTGATGCCGTCCAGCACGCCGCCAACGGCTGTCTTTAGCCCATCCCACACGCCAGAGAAGTCGCCCTTGACCAGCGAAACAATGGCCGAAATCGCCCCGCTGATTACGTCGAACGCGGCTTTTACGGGCCCGTCGAAATAGTCAACCACGACCTTTACAGCCTTCTTCACAGCCGCCCAAACGCCTTGAACAATGTCGCGGAAGGTTTCGGACTTCTTGTAAAGCAGAATGACGCCAGCGGTCAGAGCTGCCACGGCGACGATGATGAGGCCGATGGGATTGGTCAGAAGGGCTATCGCGCCCGCCACCTTCATGGCCGCGTTGATCGCCAGCACGGCCGTGGCCACCGCGCCGATTGCGCCGGCCAGAGCTAGGAACACCTTGGGATTTCGCTGTGCCCATGCTCCAAACGCCTGCAACGGCCCGAGAATGGCCTCAATGGCCGGCAGAAGGGCCGCGCCAACGCTTTCCTTAGTCTCCTCGAGGGCAATGCCCAGGCTCTTGAACTTGCCTTGTGCCGTGTCGGCCGCAGCTGCAGCGTCACCCTTGAAAGTCTTGGACAACAGGGCAATGGCTTCCTCGGCCGTGGCCCCGTCTTTGATAAGCGCCTTCATGCGCGGATCCAGCGACGTAAGGCCCTTGAGGTTTCCGGCGTATGCCTTGCTCAGGGCCTCGGACACCTTGGCGAGCGGCTTCCCCGTGCCGGCGGCAATGTCCAGGGCAAGCCCCAGCCCCTTTTGGGCCTTTTCTAGGTCGCCGGTGCCTCGCGCCAAAGTCGCCAGCGCGGGCCGCAATTCTTCGTCGGACACTGCAGCGGCCATTGACGTCTGAGTGATGT